ATATCGGAGTAAGTCATGCCGTCTGAACTGTATGTCAGCCGCGAAGTAAAAGTATTTTTAGGCGGGAAAACCGCCCCGTCCGAATTGTTGGACTATCTGTACCCGCGTCTTGCTGAAATCGACAAGGAAGCAGCCGAGCAAATGCAGGGCGAGTTTTCGGGCTGCGTATTTTCGATTGCGGATTTGTCCGCTGCGGCATTTGCCCGTGTGCGCGGATGGATACTTGAGGCAGCCGAAAAATCCGAATGGATCAAGCCCTATAAAGCCGATTTGAAGGCCGCACTGGAAGCCGACCCGCGATTTATGGCCGAAGCCGCCTGAAACAGCCCGCAACATAGGCCGTCTGAAATTCAGACGGCCTTTCTTCAACGGCTTTTCAAGCAAGGCGGATTTCAAGCTGTTTGGCTGATATTCTTCCTGCCGGCGGCGGGTTATTTTTTAAGTGTGATTAAGTGGTGGTAAAGATGAATACCGATTTTGCAGAAATCAGGAAATCAAAAGGGATGCGCCATTTTGCATTCGCACCCGCAGCAGGCGGTGTTGAATGATTTGGCGTGTCGTGGTTAGCATGTGCTAGAATACGGCACATGAATATCCAGCCACAAACTATCGCTTCCTATTTAAGCGAGCAGTTAGATGCAGCCTATTATGCTTCGCATCTAAAACCTTTAAAGCTCGAACGTCTGACTGTTGAGGCAAGAAAATTGTTTCATACATCTGAAGCCTATTTTGGTTACGTTACCTTAGGCGCATTGGCTGTGTTTGATGACGATAATTTGGCAGATGATGAGAAATTATCGGCAGCGAAGGAAAAGTTTGATATTGCCCGACAATGCCCACATGATGCTTATGTGGTGGATGTGTTTCTTTTTAATTCGCTCGCCAGACTGCATCGGCGTGAACAAGCTTATGCACTAGCGGAACGCCTTTTCAGTTTGGCCGGTGATATGCCGGAACGATTGCATGCCTGCTTCAACTGCAGCCTTTTTACCGGACAGCTGAACCTGATGGGCAGAATTACTGATCGTTTGGAAAAATTAGGGAAAGATGTAAAAAAAGAGCGTGCAATATTCATGGCGTTATCTGCATCTGGGGTTGACGAGAAGCATTTGAGGGGGCTTCTGGTAGAGGCCGGGCGCGTTATGAAGCAATTTAATCTGTTTCATTCCGCCGACAGAATAAATACTGACGATGATATCTCCTACCTAACACTGCTGGCTATTCCTGATTCTGATCCTGAAGCGGTGGCAGATTGCGACATCGCAATCTCGCGCGCCAAAGTGCGCTATGCGCTGGAGCATGGCTTGGATTTATCCAAACTGGTTATCGGCTGTGAATTGGCGGGTGCAAATTTATGATACAGGCGCAGGATTTTCTTGACTTCGCCCGCTCCCTGCCGCGCGATAACGAGACGGATGACCGGGTATGTATCGGCCGCGCCTATTACGCGGCCATGCATAAAGCCTTGGAGTATGCGCTAAAGAGTGACTACCAATACGACCATAAAGAAGCCGGCGGTACGCATAGCAACCTGATTCTCTATTTCGATCAGCAAGACGGCGAGGCTTTATTGGTGGTTGCCGACCTACTGAAGAAACTGAAGCGTAAACGCACCCAGGCAGATTACGATTTAGATAGGAATATTTATTCAAATGAGGCAGTGCAGGCGTTAAAATATGCCGAAACCATATTCAATGAATTGGAATAACAGGTTCTAACCGATAAAAGCTCCGGGTTCTCGGAGCTTTTTTATTTGAGTATCGTACACATGGTTATAGTTTGCTTACACGGCGGCCTTTCGGTTGGCAGCCTACGGTTTTTGGGAAACCCCTTGCATTCGCAGGGGGTTTTGTTTATGATGAGGATTCCTAACAAACTTACAGCAGAAAACGCGCCTGTTGCGCGATTTTTCGTATCTACTCCCATCATATGTTTGCCGCATTTCCGTTTCCTTGGTTGCGACAGATTTCAAGTTATGGGGGTGCGGGTAGCAGCAATGCCCCGGACGCTACTGTAAGTGCGTTAGGACACCCCCGCCCAATTTGGGTATTCTTAAATCCTACATGCTGTTGAAGACTACAACCCTATCCGCCACATGGCGGTTTTTTTATGCTTGCAGAAAATAGAAAGATTGGATATATTACGAAACACGAGGCGTCGAAAACCTCTTCCTACACGGCATTCACCCCGTCAGCGTGAATTTTTTACGTCCATAGTTTCCTTGATGTTTTGTTTCGATAAAGGTTTCCTATGGCCGCGAGGGTTGTGAATACAATACCTGCTTCGGCAGGGAATAAGCACGGCTCTTGTAGGGAGTTTTCGAACCTCGCGGCCGCCTATTTCGGGCAACTTCGAAAACAACCTACAGGAAACTATCATGAATACTAATTTCTCTTTGTCTTTTCACAACGTCGATTTTGATATTACCGACATCCACGGCCAGCCTTGGTTAAGGAGCTTCCAGATTGGAAGTGCCTTAGGTTATAAAAATCCATCATCAGATATGGCAAAACTTTATGACCGTAACGCCGACGAATTTACCGACAGCATGACCCAAGTCATCGAACTGCCTACCGCAGGCGGCAAGCAGCAGGTGCGTGTATTCAGCCTGCGCGGCTGCCACTTACTCGGCATGTTGGCGCGAACCAAAGTAGCCAAAGAGTTCCGCCGCTGGGTGCTGGATGTATTGGAAGATGAAGTGTCAGGCCGTCTGAAACCTCAAGCCCCGCACAAAGCCCTGCCGTCAGGCCTAACCCACGAACAACAGGCGGAAGTCAAAGCCCTGCACAACATCCTGATCCAGTCGGTGCCGTTTGAGAAACAAAAGGCCTTGGCGATTACCTTGTGGAGCGCGGTCAAATCGAAATTCAAAGTCGGCTACAAAGACGTGCCGCCCGAACAGTTTCCCGAAGTGTTGAGCCTGATGGCGCGGGTGGCGGTGGAAAAAGGGGCGCAATACCGCGAAGCCGAAACCGTGAACTTGGAAACCGTGCCGAAGCTGTTTGAGCGTCAGGCCAATATCCCGTTCGACCTGCAACGGGATGCGCACTACGCTGTAACGGTGCGGCACGGGCAAATTTACCGCCATTCCCTAAGCTACGCCTCGATGCCGCACGAAGACAGCATGATTCCGTGCCTCGCGCATCAGGCATAAATCCTTCAGGCCGTCTGAAAACGGCGGCCTGCCGAAACATTTCACACAATCTTCCCTCCGCATCTGCCGCACAATGGCGGCATGAATACGAAAACACCCCTCGAAATCAAACTTTCCGCCGCCCTGCCGGTCGCTTTGGCCGGCCGCGCGGACGAAGTGCGCACCTTTAAAGGCACCGCCAACAGCGGCAAGCCGTTCGGCTACGGCGGCACGCAGACTGTCGTCGACCTCGAAGGGCTGCGGCACAAAGCATCCGTCCCTGTCCTGTTGGAGCATTCGCCCGTCAAGATGGCGGGCGTGTGCCGCCTGTCGGTCACGGCGGACGGCCTGATTGCAGAGGGCAGCCTGCTGTCGAACGAATTTGGCACGCAGATTGCCGAAGCGGCCGACCAAGGCTTTCCGTGGGAAATGTCTGTTTACGCGCAGGCGGAATCCTACGAGGAGCTGGCGGCGGGCGCGGTGTTGTCCGTCAACGGAAACGAGGTAACGGGTCCCGCTGTGATTTTGCGCCGCTGCACCATCCGCGAAGTTTCCTTTACCGCCGTCGGCGTCGACAGCGAAACGGAGGCGGTGGTGTTGTCCGACGGCAGCCCCTTGCCGGATATTTTTAAACAACCTGTGGAGTTATCCATGACACCCGAAGAAAAGAAAGCGTTTGACGACTTGAAGGCCGAAAAAGCCGAAGTCGAACAGAAGCTCAAAGCGGCCGAAGCCGAAAACAGGAAAAGCCAGGTCAAAGCGAAATTGTCCGCCGCAGGCTTTAAGGAAGGCGAAGACGGCAAGTTCCAAGGCCTGTCCGAAGCGACGCTGGCCGTGTTGCTGTCGGCCGACCCCGAAGCCGCAACCGCGATGATTGCCGACCTGAAACCCAAGGCCGCCGCCGACCTGCCCAAAGTGCTGCTGTCGGACACCCATACGCCCGAACAGGAGGCCGAAGGCAAATTCTCCATCTCTACCGTGAAAGGCAAAAATTATGTCTGATCCGAAAACCACAGCCGAAACCTTGGGCCGCGTCGTCGGCGACTTCCTCAAATGGGAGGCAACGCCGCTGACCCGCACACCCGTCGCCGCCGCTAAAGGCACGAAGGCGGGTACGTTTGTCGATTACGCCCCGCGCGCCGGCAAGAAACTGCTGGCACTGACCGACGAGCAGGACGGCATCGTCATCGTACAGCCGCACAACTGCATCATCGACCTGACGCTGGTGGCCGATGCCGCCGTCAAAGCTGCCGCTTCCGCAGGCGGCAACCTCGACGGACTGAAAGCCGACGGCGACCCCTACGGCATCGTCTACACCGGCACGCCCGCCGCATAACTTCTTAAAAAGGCAGAAACATGATTCTGGACGACAACAGCAAATTCGGCCTGCGCGCCCTGACCCGCGCCATCGGCATCCTTGAGGCCACGCCGACCCAAATCCGCGATTTGGAACTTTTCAAACCCGTCTACCTGTCCGATACCAAAGTGGATATCGAACGGCAGGACACCACCCTGAAGCTGGTGCAGGCCAAACCGCGCAACGGCGGCACGCCCGATACCGTACCGGTGAAAAACCGCAATATCCGCACCTTCCGCATCCCGCACCTGCCCGTGCATGACTCCGTATTGGCGGAAGACGTACAGGGTTTGCGCGCCTTCGGCACAACCGAGGCCGAAACCGTGATGGCGAAGGTGGAGGCCAAGCTGGCCGACGGCAAACAAAACTTGGAATACACCCGCGAACACCTGATGCTGGGCGCGCTGCTGGGCAAAATCCTCGATGCCGACGGTAGCGAAATCTACGATATTTATAAAGAGTTCGGCCTGACCCGCAAGAGCTACGACATGAAGCTCTCTACGGCAACGACCGAGGTCGGCAGGCAAATCGACGAAGCCTTGGCCAAACAGCGTTCCGCCCTGCGCGGTGCGGCGGTAACGGGCTGGGCGGCACTGTGCGGTTTTGAATTTATCGAAGCCCTGAAGTACCACAAATCCGTCAAACCGCTGTACGAACGCTGGCGCGAAGGTGCAGCCTACCGCGAAGCCGACGGCATCAACCCGATAGAGTTCGTGCACAACGGCATCCGCTTCGTCCACTACACCGGCAACTTCGGCAAGGCCAAACTCGACGACGACAAAGCCATCCTGCTGCCGACCGGCCCGGGCAGGCTGTACGAGGAGTATTTCGCCCCCGCGAACTACACCGAAACCGTCAATACCGTCGCCCTGCCGTACTACGCCAAACGCGAGCCGATGAAATTCGGCAAGGGCTACGACTTGGAAATGCAGTCCAACCCGCTGCCCTTGGTATTGCGCCCGGATTTGGTGGCCACTTTGACCGCCTAACCCTTCGGACGGCCGCACAGGCCGTCTGAAAACAGGAAGAACCATGCTGATTACCCGCGAGGACATGATGACGCGCTTCGGCGAAACCGAATTGGCGCAACGCACCGGCCGCGACGGCTACGACCGCATAGACTACGCCGTGCTGGATACCGCCATTGCCGACGCCGACGCCGAGGCGGGCGCGTATCTGAAGGCGGCGAACCTGTCCTTCGACACCGTACCGCACGTCCTGAAGCTGAAAGTGTGCGACATCGCACGCTACTACCTCTACGAGGACGGCTACAACCAGGCCGTGGACGAACGCTACCGGGCGGCGGTGGCGTGGTTTAAAACCGTGGTTAAAAACCCGAATATGCTCGACGGGGCGCGCTCGGGCGAAAACGGGCGCAAGCCGTCCGTCTACGCCGTCCTGCCCAACCAAGAGCCCGACTTGAGGGAGTGGCTGTGAGGATCATCGTCCGCCACGACCTGTCCCGCCTGTCCGCACGCTTGGGCAGACTGGCCGGCACCTTGTCCGGCGGCTTGGAAGAACCGTTGCGCGCCATCGGCGGCATCGTCGAATCCTCGACCCGCCGCCGCATCTCCGAATGGAAAACCGCCCCCGACGGTGTGAAGTGGGCGGATGTTTCGGAAAAAACCAAACGGCGCAAAAACGGGCGCGGCGGCATCTTGGTAGACCACGGCCACCTGCTGGCCGGTATCACGCACGAGGCATCTGCCGACAGCGTCATCATCGGCTCGGTCATGAATTACGCCGCCTATTTGCAGGAAGGCACGGCGCACATGCCCGCCCGACCGTTTTTAGGTTTGTCCGATAAGGACTACCGCGACATCGACCACCTGCTGGAGGACTGGCTCAACGGCCTGATCGCACCATGACGAGACTTAAACAGCACGACAACCCGTTGGCGGTTTACCCGCTGATACTCGAACGCCTGAAAACCGTCCCCGGCGTGAAAGCCGTGAAGGAAGTCGGCGAGTTGGCCGAACTGCTTTCCACCGCCTCCGCCCGCCGCAAGGCCGCCCCG